TGCAAGTAAAACCCCTAGCGAACGTCTGAGTGTCGAGCCTTCTGCGTTGCCGCTGTAATGCGTTTTAATGCGTGTGTTGGGTTTTCCCTTTTTATCAGGTGAGATACCGGCATAGAGCAAAGTGTACCCATCCTGAGTGAGGCAATCTTCCGTCGGTACGCCTGGAGGGATTTCTTTGAACCACCAGAAATAGACACCGTTGATTGCAGGAACAGGTCTTGGTTGGCTCATGACTTCTGTTCTGCTGAATGTTTTGTCAGGATAAAAATTAAACACCGGGATTCTCCGCGCTGATTTATTCCTGGTATTTTAAGGGATCGTTGGCTGTGATGAGTTGATTTACGTAGGGGCTAATATGAGTTTAAGAGTAACAACGCAGCAGGTGGATACCTGGAAGAAACGTATTCAGAGGGATGGTTTGAAAGGTTCTACTTACTTTTGCCAGCAGGGCGGGGCCGTTTGGGTTTCCGCATCAGCCAATCATCAGGCTATCTGTCAGAAAGTTTTAGGAAGGGATTCAGGAACAAGTTCTTTATCGAGTTATTTGCGCTGGGATGACGTTGGCGCTGTTGCTTTGGTTGAATTGTAGCACGCGATTGAAACGGCTTAAGGTGAAGATTTTGCTGCCAGTTTAAAGCGTTGTCGCCACTTTGTAGCCAACAAGGGAAAGCGGTGGTGTAAGTGATTCATTCGATGGGTGGTAAAATTCAGGCAACAAAAAACCCATTTATGTAAACGGGTTAGTGAAAACAATGACTTGCAATATAATCAATAAGTTAGGTTAGTGGTAAGGAGTGGTGATTACGGGGTAATGCCAACCGCTGCCGCCACTTTGTCGCCACTTGGCAGGGTAGCTAACGGGTTGAAGCGCAGGGCTGTTTCAAGGTGATCAGGGGCCAGGTGAGCATAGCGCATGGTCATTTTGATGTCGTGATGGCCGAGGATTTTTTGCAGGGCAAGAATGTTTCCGCCTGACATCATAAAGTGCGCTGCAAACGTGTGGCGCAAAACGTGGGTCAGCTGGCCGCGCGGAAGAACGATGGAGGTTTTATCCATAACTGACAAGAACTGGAAGTAGCAATCCGTAAAGAACTTGAAGCCGTCCAGGGCAATGATTTCCTCGTAAAGCTCTTTGCTAATCGGAATGCTTCGGTTCTTTTTACCTTTGGTCCTGACGAACGTGATTCGGTACTTTGTGACCTGGGAGCGGGTGAGATTCACCGCTTCGCGCCAGCGCGCTCCGGTACTCAAGCAGATTTTGACGACCAAAGCGAGCAGGGGGCTTTGGCGTTGGCAGTCGTATAGTAGTTCTGTGATCTGCTCATGCGTTAGCCAGGCCATTTCTTTTTCGGCAATGGTGAACTTGCGCATGTTTTCCAGCGGATTCGGTGCTGTCCATTCACCAAGGCGGGCCAGCTCGCTAAAGACTCCACTGAGATAGCTTTGCTCAAGATTAATAGTTACCGGGCTGGCTCCTTTCTTCCATTTCTCACTGAAGTAGATTTCTCCCGTTAGGCGTTTATCACGGTAGTGCGCAAACAATTTGGAATTGAGCTCGGTAGCGAGAGGATTTCCGAGTGCATCGACCATCAGGATCAGCTTATCGTAAACATGTTCTCCAGCGGTCAGGGATTTGCCGTGCAGCTTGTACCAGAGTTCAACGACTTCTTTTAAAGTCCGACGGTCTACTGACTCACCCAGCCATGGCTTAGCCTCCGCCTCTTCCATCGTGTGACGTTCAAAAGCCAATGCTTCGCCTTTGGTGGCGAACTGCTTACGCACACGCCGTCCGCTGCGTCCGGCGGGGTAACATTCGCAAATCCATTTTCCTGTGTCGAGTTTTCGTACTGCCATAAAAAAGCCCTCATATCTGAGGGCTAAATTTAACTGTATGTTTGAACAGTAATCAATGTTTGAGTTGTGCTTATCAAACATATACTCAAGTTTTCTCTTTCAAAGATTCTTTAGAAGGCAAGCTATCTTTTAAAGATGAAATAATGCTCTGAATTCCTGGTGGGTGTTCAGTCTGATCGGAAAATGCTGAATCACCAGACATGTTCCAATCTTTGAATACATTTACCGCATCTTCTTTTGTAGCAGTTGAACCATATATTTGAAGAAACACTTGGCCGAACATAAGTGCATGTTGCCGATCTTTTCTTCTGATAGATTCGTGTGTGTACTTTTTGGAATTATTCAAACAAAAATATGCAAGCCAAGATAACAAGGTTATACCAAGAAGCCCGCGAGTGAAAACATATATTAGGTTGATGGTTTCAAGTTCTTTGAAGTCTATTTTTAGGAAGAAAGTTATAAAAGAAGCAGTTATAGCACCTATTGCGAATAAAATTCCAAAGCCAGACCAAATATATGACATAAATATGAAATGCTTATCATCAAGTTTTAATTTGTCTTTTACCCCTTCGACGTAGCTGGGTATTTTTTCATCAATTCTATTTTGTTGAACTTTGCCACTAAGCTCTTCGACACGTGAAGTCAGCTGTTTGATCTTCTCTTCTTTTTCGCTAGATTGCTGTCGAATCGCTATAATCTCATGTTGTAGCAACATTCTATCACGTTCAATTTTAGTATTTAAGCTTTCTGATTCTAATAACTTTCTTGTAATCTGAGCTATTCGTTTATGTAAGATCTCTTTTACATTTTTTTGTTGTTTATCCATGAAGTCATTTTCTTCAATATTTTCAAATGACATGTCATTTTCTAACTCTATATTGTTTTCTGTCGTTATTTCATCATCATTTTTTTTATGCGAATTTTTATTTAAAAACCGTATCATTTCATCATCAAATACTGAAAAAATTTCAGCATCAATTAATTTTTTGAGTTCGTTATAGTAATTTTTGTCGAAATATTTTCTATTATTATCAAGTAAGGCGTATCTTTGTTCTTTATCCTGTTGCATAATATGCTCTCAAATAGAATGAAATCATTTAAATTTTAACCATTACTTGGAACAAACATTTGCCTACTGCTTTTATATCTGTAAGCGAACATTCGAATGATGCATTCAAGTTTTCAACTTTAAGTTTCCCAATAGGAATGCGTGTTAGACTACGGATGCTATTCATTCCTTCAATTTCAACTAACCATTCGCCATCAGTAATTTCGTTAAATTGTTGTTCAATTAAATAATTAGTATCCCCGATTGCCAGAAATGCTGGCATTTGAAAAAAGGACGGAAGCATCGAAGTATCAAACAAAATAAAACCATCATCTATGATCTTCCCTTCACTGATGGTTAACTTTGGCAATGCGATAGTATCTTTTTTGTCTCGCCCAAGCATTTTTCCTTTTCCAAAAGCTAACCATTCTATCGAGACATCAGTTTCCAAGGCACATTGCAAAACCCAATCAGCAGGAAAGATGTCACGCATGTAGCGTGTAGCCATGGTGCTTTTTGATACGCCCAAATGGTCGCAGAGAGCCTGGCGAGTGGTGAACCCATACGCCTCAACCAAGCGTTCAATTACTTTCTTCCCACCGCTATTGAAATCCAAAAGACCTCCAAAACAATCCAAATTGCATTGACAGATTCCAAAAGCGATCTTAAAGTTGAACTCGAAGTGTTCTTTTGGAGCCTTCACAGCTAATCACGATAAACAACGGCTCGCCACAAGCCGAACTAAAGAAGGAATGTTGCACCATGACCCCAAACATTTCAATCACTCTGAATACACCGCACGTCACAATTGAGCGTTATAGCGAACTTACAGGCCTTCCAGTCGATACGATCAATGACATGCTGGCTGATGGTCGCCTTCCGCGTCATCGTCTCCGTAAGGATAAAAAACGCGAAAAGGTCATGATTAACATGGCGGCTCTTACTGTAGATGCACTATCGGCTTAAGAAACGTTTGCTTATCGCAGTTAGTTTCAAGGTTCGATTTTGCGATAAGTTCGGAGAGGAAAACTATGTTTGATTATAAAGTTTCCAAACAAAGACATTTTGATGAAGCTTGCCGGGCCTTCGGCCTACGCCACAATATGGCGAAGCTGGCGGAACGTGCAGATATGAACGTTCAAACCTTGCGTAATAAGCTCAACCCTGAGCAACCACACCAGCTCACAGCGCCAGACATATGGCTACTCACTGATCTCACCGAAGACTCAACGCTGGTTGATGGTTTTCTGGCACAGATCCATTGCCTGCCATGCGTACCAACTAATGAAGTCGCACGGGAGAAAATGCCTCAGTACGTCCTGAAAGCCACTGCCGAGATCGGTCGTGTTGCTGCAAGTGCGGTTTCTGGTGTTCAGCTAAATGCGACCACCCGCCGTCAGGTCGTCGAAAGCGTCAATTCTGTTACCCGTCTAATGGCTCTTACCGCGATTTCACTGCAGGCGCGGTTGCAAGCTAACCCGGCAATGGCAAGTGTCGTCGATACCGTGACGGGCCTTGGTTCTTCGTTTGGGCTGAGCTGAGGTGTTTATGTTGAACAATGAACCCTCATTTGCGTCTCTTCTCGTTAAGCAAAGCCCGGCAATGCACTGCGGCCATGGCTGGATCATGGGAAAAGATGGTAAGCGCTGGCATCCGTGCCACTCACAGGATGCACTTCTGGCCGACCTGTCCACTATCCAACAGGGGAAACCATGGCTATTGAAGGTCCTGCAGCGACTGTTCCACTGAGTACTGGTCAGCGCCTGAATGGGCTGAACCACATCGCGGAACTGAGAGCAAAAGTGTTTGGTCTGAATATTGAGCGAGAGCTGGAACGGTTTATTAATGAGATGCGCGATCCACGCGATATTAATCATAAACAGAACGAGAGGGCACTGGCCGCCATATTCTTCATGGCAAAAATTCCGGCAGAACGTCACTGCGTCAATATTAATGAGCTGACCACTGACGAAACGCGGGAGCTGATTAAAGCGATGAATCATTTTCGTGCAGTGGTGAGCTTATTTCCCAAACGGCTAACCATGCCGAATTAACCCACAACAGAAATTAATGGCGTAAACCCGCCGGGCATTCTTTTGCCCAAATTCAGGAGAATTGATTATGCGAAATAGTGTAACCCGTACCACTAAAACCGAGCCAGACGATGCCGGATTATTCCAGCTGTTTAACGAGACTCGTCTGGATGAGCGCAAAAGCTGTGCCTTTGCTGTTTCCATCCGCATGGAGGCGCTGGCGATCCATATCCTAAAAGAAGGGATGAACGGAGTGGAGGCGGCGGAACTGCTGCGCCGTGAAGTCGCCCGTTATGAAGCTGAATCACGCGGGGACTGGCACTGATGGCTGATTCCATGGACCTCGTACAGCAACGCGTTGAAGAAAACCTGCAGCGCCATATCCAAAACGCCCGCGCACGAAAGCCGGGTATCGCTCGCGTGCTTTGCATCGATTGCGACGCGCCAATCCCAACAGCTCGCAGACAAGCTATCCCTGGAGTTCAGTCCTGCGTCACATGCCAGGAAATCGCAGAGCTGAAAGGGAAGCACTACACCCGAGGTGCGCTGTGAGCTTCGGAACCTGTCAATGATGCCTGAATTAATAGATGACAATGGCGGCCCGACTGAGGCCGCCAGGGTTTTCCCATGGAATGCCCCGAAAAAAGCTATAAACCCCTATCAGGACCCGGCGGAAGTTGCGCCGGTTTCTGCGCTTTCAAACCTGATCACTCTTTACGCTGCGGATAACGAGCAGGAACAGTTACGCCGCGAGGAGCTGAGTGATGAGGTCTGGGAACACTATTTCTTCAATGAATCCCGTGATCCTGTTCAGCGTGAAATGGAACAGGGCCAGCTCATCAGCCGCGCCAAAATGGCACGTGAGCAGCAACGATTTAATCCCGATCTGGTCATTCTTGCCAACGTCAGCGCCGAACCCGCCCACGTCAGCAAACCTCTGCTGGAAAGGATTAAGTTCTTCCAGGGGCTGGGCAGGCCGAAGGCATATTCCCGCTATCTGCGCGAGACCATCAGACCGTGTCTTGAGCGGCTGGATCGCTTGCGTGAAAGTCAGGTGTCTGCCTCTTTCCGGTTTATGGCGTGCCACGAAGGTCTGGAGGGACTGCTGGTTCTGCCTGAAATGAATCAGGAGCAGGTCAAGCGTTTATCCACGCTGGTTGCGGCTCACATGAGCCTCTGTCTCGATGCTGCCTGCAGCGATCTGTTTGTGACTGATGACGTCAAGCCGGAACAAATCCGCCAGTCATGGGAAAAGGTCGCGGCTGAGGTTATGCGCCTTGATGTGATTCCACCTGCCTTTGAACAACTGCGCCGCAAGAAACGCCGTCGCAAACCTGTGCCCTATGACCTTATTCCCGGCTCGCTGGCGCGTATGCTGTGCGCCGACTGGTGGTATCGCAAACTTTGGCAGATGCGCTGCGAGTGGCGGGAAGAACAGCTGCGCGCCGTTTGCCTGGTTAACAAGAAAGCGTCCCCATACGTCAGCTATGAAGCCGTGATCCACAAACGTGAGCAGCGCCGTAAATCGTTAGAGTTTTTCCAGTCACACGAGCTGGTCAATGCCGACGGTGACACGCTGGATATGGAAGACGTGGTGAACGCCAGCAGCAGCAACCCGGCGCACCGTCGTAATGAAATGATGGCCTGTGTGAAAGGACTGGAGCTGATCGCTGAAATGCGCGGCGACTGCGCCGTGTTCTATACCATCACCTGCCCGTCACGCTTCCACGCAACCCTCAACAACGGCAGGCCCAATCCGAAGTGGACCAGCGAAACGGTCCGGCAGAGCAGTGATTATCTGGTCGATACGTTCGCCGCATTCCGCAAAGCCATGCACAAAGCCGGGCTGCGCTGGTATGGCGTCCGTGTTGCTGAGCCACATCATGACGGCACCGTGCACTGGCATCTGCTGTGCTTTATGCGCAAGAAAGACCGCCGCACCCTCACTGCACTGCTGCGTAAATTCGCCATTCGTGAAGACCGCGCCGAGCTGGGCAACAATACCGGCCCGCGCTTCAAGTCTGAACTCATCAACCCGCGCAAAGGCACGCCGACCAGCTATATCGCTAAATACATCAGCAAGAACATCGACGGGCGCGGATTAGCGAAAGAGATCAGCAAAGAAACCGGTAAATCACTGCGCGACAGCGCCGAGCACGTTAGCGCATGGGCATCCCTGCACCGCGTTCAGCAGTTTCGCTTCTTCGGTATTCCAGGACGTCAGGCTTATCGCGAGCTGCGTTTGCTGGCCGGGCAGGCCGCGAGAGCGCAGGGCGATAAAAAAGCCGGTGCGCAGGTGCTGGAAAATGCACGGCTGGATGCCGTACTGGCTGCCGCTGACGTGGGCTGTTTTGCCACCTACATCATGAAGCAGGGCGGCGTACTGGTTCCCCGCAAAAATCACCTTATCAGAACGGCCTACGAGCTCAACGACGAGCCGGGCACCTACGGCGATCACGGCATCCGTATCTATGGCATCTGGTCGCCGATTGTTGAGGGCCGGATCTGCACGCACGCGATGAAGTGGAAAATGGTTCGTAAGGCCGTTGACGTTCAAGAGTCGACAGCCGACCAGGGCGCTCGCGCCCCTTGGACTTGTGGCAATAACTGTCCCCCTGTTGAAAAAATGTACCAGACAGGGGGCGAATTACCGGGCAGCGAAGAACCATCAGCCCTGCCGGATTTCGAGAATATGAGCAAAAAGGAACGACGAGAGCTGACGGCGAGGCTGAGACTGGTCAAAACGAAGCGCCGGAAAGGGTATAAACAGGAAATTTCAGAGCATCAAAGGCTGCAGCTCGATGCGGAGCTGAAATCCAGAGGTTTTGACGCCAGCGAAACGGAAGTGGATCTGCTTCTGCGTGGCGGCAGCCTGCCATCTGGAGCCGGGCTGCGCCTGTTCTACCGTAACCAGTGCCTACAGGAGGATGACAAGTGGCGTCAGTGGTGCTGACAGCTCAGAGAAATGGCATATCTATTAATCAAAGAGTTAGCTGAGTAAAAAACTATTTCAGCTTTAAAATCATATGATGTACTGTATATATAAACAGTAATATTGGGAGGGAGTTGTGAACGATTTGTTCATGGAGTCACTTGCACTGCAGCGGATAGAACTTATGGCCCGGCTGGTTGCCAGCTCAGATTGTAGCGATGACGACAAGGAGGTTGCGATTTCGTGGCTGTCGGAGCTGACAAGCGATCTGGTTACCAGGCTGAATGAATATGGAGTAGGGCAGGATGAGAGTACGCATTAGTGATTCCGCACCATGGGAAACTCCCTCCCATATGACATCCTGCGGTTTGAGAACGCAGTGCATGTCTATGGTGCATGGATTCGCATGATCCAAAAAGGATCGCAACGGGGCGGGGCCGCCAGAACTGGCGCGCTTTCCGGCCCGTCATGCACCTGCATGAAAACCACTACGTAAAGCGGGCAGGCGTGGCGGGGATACGAGCGCGCGCAATCACTAGGAATAATCAGGTTACCTGTATAAATGACCATCTTGAAAAACTGACTAATCTAGATTTAAGTATTCATCTTATATTCGGAAAAATCCGAAACACTGAAAAGGATTTGTGTGATGATAGATGAATTAACGATCAGAAATGCAGGTTCATATACTGGACCAGAACAAAAATTACATGGGTTATCTACATTTAATTATTTTTATGGAGCTAACGGTGCAGGTAAAACTACTATTAGTAAAATAATAAATGAACCAAGTAATTACCCTGACTGTTTAATTCAGTGGAGAAATTCTAATAAATTAAAAAGTTATGTATATAATAAAGATTTTGTAGATAGCAATTTCAGTCAAGACAAAATAAAAGGTGTTTTCACTCTAGGTAGCGATATTAAAGGAGAGCAAGAAAAATTATCATTATTTAATGAGCAGAAAAATAAGATTCAAGAAGGAATAGCGGCTAAACAGAAATTACTATTTGGCAGCGCTGACGATGTGGGAGTGGTTAAAGAACTGGTTGACCAAGATAAGACTTTTAAGGATATATGTTGGAAACAAAAGCAAAAGCATGATGATGTTTTTTTTAAGGCTTTTGAAGGTTTAAGAAATAGCGCTGAGAAATTTAAAACTAGAGTTCTTTCTGAATTTAAGCATAACACTGAAACTTTAATGTCTCTGGTTGAACTTACGGAAAAGTGCCGTACAGTATTTTCAGATGAGTTAATTTCGTACTCGCCGTTGTCTATTCCGAATTTCCATGGATTTGAATCTATTTTAGAAAGTAGTATATGGCAAGAAAAAATACTTGGAAAAAAAGATGTCAGTGTTGCAGATTTGATAATGGTACTAAATAATAGTGACTGGGTAAAGAAAGGTGTAGAATATTTGCATCAATCTAAACCTAAATGCCCATTTTGCCAGCAGGGAGTCAGTGACGATATTTTTCATAATCTATCATCATACTTTGATGAGTCATATAACAAAAAAAAACAACAAGTAAATGTATTGCTGTCAGAGTACCATATTCATTTACAATGCTTTAGATCGGAAATTGATAACATTAGAGCTACAAAGCTACCTTTTATTGATTATGATGCTTTTGAAGACAAGTCAAATATCGTTTTATCTTTACTGCAAAATAACTTTAAAAAAGCACAAAGCAAAGAAAGGTTATTAAGTGAGGTTATTGTATTTGAATGTATGGATGCTGCAATAGAAGATTTTTCATTATTTATCCAATCTATTAATGAAAAAATTGATGCTAATAACATCCTCTATAAAAATATAAAAGCTGAGCAAAAAAAACTAAAAGAACAAATTTGGGCATATATCACAAAATCTGAGTTAAAAACAGATATTGAAACTTATCTTAAAGTACAAAGCAAGCTTGAAAAGAAACGAGATGGTTTAAATGCCGGAGTTGAAAAAGAAACCGAAAAACTCATTGAGTTAAGGAAAAAAATTGAAGAGATTGAATCTAGTCAGACGAGTATTCTTCCAACAGTTCATGCAATCAATAAGATTTTGAAGTGTTATGGATTCACAAATTTCCATCTCAAACCATCTGAGGATAAAGCACACTATGTGATAGTCAGAGATAGCGGAGATAACGCTCGACTGACATTGAGTGAAGGAGAGAGAACGTTTATAACTTTCCTTTATTATTACAGTCTTGTTAGAGGCAGCAACCAATCTTCCGGTGTTTTGGAAGAACGTGTCGTTGTATTTGATGATCCAATATCAAGTTTAGATAGCGATATATTGTTTATTGTTAGTTCATTGATAAAAAATTTAATGGATGATGTTCGTGAAAATAAAGGTAGCATAAAGCAAATTATTATCCTTACGCATAATATTTATTTTCATAAGGAACTAACATTCAACACTAAAAGGTCAGATAACAATGCAATGAATGAGGAAACGTTTTGGGTCGTGAGAAAAAAAGATAAAAATTCATATGTTGAAAAATGCATGACCAATCCAATAAAAACTTCATACGATCTTTTATGGAGCGAATTACGGCGTAGTGACAAAAATAATGGTACAATTCAAAATACTATGCGCAGAATCCTAGAGAATTACTTTAAGATATTAGGAGGCGTTGACGTTAGACAGCTAGAGTGTCATTTTGAAGGCTACGATAAATTAATTTTTAAATCATTGGTGTCATGGATCAATGATGGGTCGCATTTTTCTGGTGATGATGTTTATATGAATTTAGATGACGTTTCTGTCGAAAAGAATCTAATTGTGTTTCAGAAGATATTTGAATGCAGTCAGCATACGGCTCATTATAAAATGATGATGGGTGAGTCGTACAAGCCGCTTGATAAATTGGCTCAATCTGATGATGTTGACTTGGAGCCTAGTGCTAATGATGATGACATGAAAGTTGATGGTGATGCTGATGAAAAATTGTCCTTGCTGTTAGGTGATGAAGCACCCTTTTGATTAATTAGAATCTAAATATGCCTGTAATGGTTTTTAATTACAGGCATGTGTTAGTTAATTGAAGTTATAAGGTTTGAATTTTAAAATATTTAAACCGACCCATTCATTCAATTCCTCAAGCCTTTTTTGTAATGGCAAGAGTTCATTCCGTACAAACACATTAGCCGCCTTCTCCACATCCCCAAATCCCCCAACATTATTCGGCATAATCCCCATCATTTGCGGCGGCACGCGGTGCGCTGCCATCATGTCATCCCGGCTCACATTCTTGATATTCAGAAACTCATCCTTTGCCGCCACCTCTGACAGCGGGATGATCTGAATGCCGTCCTTTTTACCATTTGGCGAGTACATAAAGAGGTTGCGGAAATTGCCCGGTCCTTTGGCATTTTTCATGGCTTGGCGGATGTTGTTCACGTCCTCCTGGTTCTGTGCGGCGTCGGTCATGTACATAATAAAACCCGCATGGCTACCGTTGATGTAATACTTGCGGCGAAACAGCGTGGCGGACTCGTTCAGCAGGGCGGAGGGGATAGCTGACAGATACTCAGGCAGCCCGTAAATCTCTTGGTTGAGGTCCGGCTCCATTAGGTGAAAGATGCTACCTCTGGTGAACTCGTACGGCTGCGTGGTCATGCCGTACTGCACGAACCAGTAGGTATCAAGATCCACGCCACGACGGGTGTATTTCGCCAGCGACGGCTCCAGCGAAAGAATACCGCCGAGCCGGTTGGTTCGCTTCTCCAGATAGGCATTACCGAACACCAGATAGTCCTGCACGAACCGGCTGAATGCCTGCTGGCTGAGAAGCGGGTGCGGGATAAAGGTGCTGGTCAGAATGTTGCGCTTAACGGCAATTGGTGAGCTGTGATGCACGGCGGCGCGGTAGGTGCGCGCCAGCCCGTCAAAACTCACCGGTGGCTCATACCAGCGGTCCATCTGTACGCACTCCACATAATCCAGCAATTCCCGGCGGTCGAGTACCGGGATCGGGTCGCCAAAACTGAATGCTTCTGCAGACACACCGCTACTTTGTTGAACGCTCTGTTTAGTAGGAGCGCGGTTACTATTTCTCTTTCCCATCAAAAAATCTCCACAATGTTACTGGTGTTGGCGGCTTCGCCCTGCAGCGGTTCGTTAAACAGTGCGTGCATCGTTGCCCAGGCCAGATCAGCATGGCTGGCTTCCTCGCTGCGGCTGGCTTCGTAGGTGGGGCGGTTGCCGCTGGCGGTGGTGGCACGGCGGATAGCCATGAAAGACTGCGCGATATCGGTGTGCCCGGCGTCAAACTCCAGGCGGCGGTGGCTGATAATGTCGTATGCCTTGAGCACCAGGGCGTTTTTGACATTGGGGTTGTAGACAAACTCCCGTACCGCCGGGAAGAACGCTTTTACGTTTTCATAAACGCCGTGGCCGACGCCGGTCGAGTCGATGCCGATATAGGTCACGTTGTACTGCTGCGTTAGCTTTTTGATCGCGTCAGCCTGCGCACGGAAGTCCAACCCGCGCCACTGGTGCCGCTCAAGAATGCGGAACTTGCCGCCTGGCACAGCTGGCGGAGCCATCACCACGCATCCGGCGCTGTCGCCGTTCTGCGTACCTTTCGCCGGGTCATAGCCGATCCAGACTTCGCGCCAGCCAAACGGGCGCAGCGCCAGTGCCTGAAAATCGGACCACACTTCCCAGCTATCCACCATGCACGCCTGCAGCTCGCTCAGCGGAAACACGGACGCCAGATCGTCGATAAACTCACACATCAGCAGGTTCTGGTATTCGTCCGGGCTGTATTCCATGCGCAACTGATCCAGGTCGAACAGGTTACAGCCGCCGCGCACCGCATCCTCCACGGTGACGATCTGGCGGTACTGACCGTCAGGGCAGAGGAGGCCGGGGGCCAGGCTGCCGTGAGTTAGGTCAATATCTACCTTGTCTGCTTTGTTACGGCCCCGGTTGAACAGTGCGCCGGACCAGAAGGGATAGGCGCTGTGGGTCAGGCTGGATGGCGTGGAAAAATAGGTCTGCCGCCATTTTTTGTGAATGGCCATACCCGACGCAACCTTGCGCAGCTCCTGAAATTTCGGAATCCAGAAATATTCATCCAGGTACAGGTTGCCGTGGTAGCTCTGCGCCGTGCGGGCGTTGGTGCCGAGGAAGTACAGGCACGCGCCGTTGCTGAGCGTCATCGGGTCGCCTTTCAGTTCCACATCAACCTCTTTTGCAAAGTCGATGATGTACTGTTTAAAGACGTGTGCCTGCGCCTTACTGGCTGAGAGGAAAATCTGGTTGCGGCCGGTGGTGATGGCGTCAATCAGCGCCTCCCGGGCAAAAAAGAAGGTCGCCCCGATCTGGCGCGATTTAAGCAGGTTGCGGATACGGTGGCGGTTGCCTGCCTCATACCAGTGGCGCTGGTAGGCGAACATCGAGCCGTGAAAAACCTCCTGCAGCTTCTCGATCTGTTCGTCGGTGAAAACATTCTTTTCAGGCTGACGGCGTGGACCTTTGTTGCGGTTGGCTACGTTCGGGTTTAAATCCGCCTCGTTCCCGCCGTCGTTGAATTTACCGATCCGGGCGTGGCGCTCTGACTGGCGCGCCAGCAGGTCAATTTCCTTGAAGTCTTTCCCTTCTTTCTGCTCCTTCATAATGAGCTGGCAGTAACGCGCGGCGGTAGTGAGCTGCATCTGATCCAGCGGCCCATAGTCGCCCCACTTGTCGCGCTTCTTCCAGCTGTGAACGGTTGCAACTTTCTCGCCCAGCATTTCAGCAATGCGGGCTACGCGGTATCCCTGAAAGTACAGCAGCATGGCCTGCCGACGGGGATCGAGGTCTGCGGGGGTCAGTGTTGTGTTCATGGCACAAGCCTACGGCCTTGACAGTGCGCTTTCCCCGGCTGCGGTTTGTATGGCCGACCGCACAAGCGCCGTGCGTTGTTTCACTCCCCCCATCACCGCAACCATAAGGCTCCAGTAAGTTTTTTCTAACGGAGCAAGGCTCATGACAGTGAAAGCAAAGCGTTTTCGTATTGGGGTGGAAGGTGCCACCACCGACGGGCGAGAAATCCAGCGTGAATGGCTGGAGCAGATGGCAGCCAGCTACAACCCGGCGGTCTACACCGCGCTGATTAATCTTGAACACATCAAGTCCTATTCACCGGACAGCGCCTTTAACCGCTACGGCAGAGTAACGGCGTTAATTGCAGATGAAATTCAGGACGGGCCGCTGAAGGGAAAAATGGCGCTGTATGCCGACGTGGAGCCGACCAGCTCACTTGTTGAACTGGTCAAGAAAGGTCAGAAGCTATTCACCTCTATGGAAGTCAGCCCGAAGTTTGCCGACACCGGCAAAGCCTATCTTGTAGGCCTTGCCGCCACTGACGATCCGGCGAGCCTGGGCACCGAAATGCTGACCTTCAGTGCCAGCGCCGCACGAAACCCGCTGGCTAACCGCAAGCAGAATCCTGAAAACCTCTTTACCGCCGCTACAGAAACGCTGATCGAGCTGGAAGAAACCCAGGAAGAAAAACCGTCCCTCTTTGCCCGCGTCACTGCCCTGTTCACCAAAAAAGAGCAGACCGATGATGCGCGTTTCTCAGACGTGCATAAAGCCGTTGAGCTGGTCGCCACCGAACAGCAGAACCTGAGCGAGCGCACCGATAAATCCCTGTCCGATCAGGACACGCGCATTTCTGAGCTTGAATCCTCGCTGCAGGAGCAACAGTCCGCCTTTGCCGAGCTTCAGCAGCAGCTGAGCCGTGAAGACAGCCGTAAAGATTACCGCCAGCGCGCGCCGGGCGGTGACGCACCGGCAGGCACCCTGACCAATTGCTGATGGAGCATAAAACCCGATGAAAAAGAATACCCGCTTTGCCTTTAACGCTTACCTGCAGCAGCTGGCGCGTCTGAACGGTGTGGAAGTTGAAGAGCTTTCCAGCAAATTCACCGTAGAGCCGTCCGTGCAGCAGACGCTGGAAGACCAGATCCAGCAGTCCGCCGCTTTCCTGACGTTGATTAACATCACGCCGGTTGCGGAGCAGTCCGGGCAGCTGCTTGGCCTGGGCGTAGGTTCCACCATTGCCGGAACCACCGACACCACCACCAAAGAGCGCGAACCTACCGATCCGATGCTGATGGAGGATGTGGAATATAAATGCGAACAGACCAACTTTGACACGGTGCTGACCTACGCAAAGCTGGACCTTTGGGCGAAATACCAGGACTTCCAGGTGCGTGTGCGCAATGCCATCGTCAAGCGCCAGGCACTGGACCGCATCATGATCGGCTTCAACGGCGTGAAGCGCGCCAAAACCTCCAACCGCGAAGAAAACCCGCTGCTGCAGGATGTGAATAAGGGCTGGCTGCAGAAAATCCGCGAAGACGCGCCGGACCACGTTATGGGCAGTACCACCCAGAACGGCACCACCACCGCAGGTGCGGTGAAGGTGGGTAAGGGCGGCGACTATGCCAACCTGGACGCCGTGGTGATGGATGCGGTAAACGAGCTGATCGATGTGGTTTACCAGGACGATGACGAACTGGTGGTTATCTGCGGACGTGAACTGCTGTCTGACAAGTATTTCCCGCTGGTTAACAAAGAGCAGGAGAACAGCGAAAAAATCGCCGCCGATCTGATTATCAGCCAGAAACGCATGGGCGGTCTGCAGGCGGTGCGCGCGCCTTTCTTCCCGGCGAATGCCCTGCTGATCACCCGCCTGGATAATCTGTCCCTCTACTGGCAGGAGGACACCCGCCGCCGTTCTGTTATCGACAACCCGAAACGTGACCGGATCGAAAACTTTGAGTCCGTCAACGAAGCGTATGTGATTGAAGACTATCGCTGCGCGGCACTGGTCGAAAACATCGAAATCGGTGATCACACCGCGCCAGCTGCGCCGGAAGGTGGGGAGTAACGCATGAGCCTGAGTCCCGCACGGCAGCACCGCCTGCGCATTCAGGCCGAACAGGCCGCCCGGGAGGGCGGCAGTGTTCGCCATGCGTCCGGCTATGACCTGATGCTGCTCCAGCTCGCAGAAGACCGCCGCCGCCTTAAGGGCGTCCAGTCCACCGTGAAAAAGGCTGCAATCAAGGTAGAGCTTCTGCCGAAGTATGCCGCCTGGGCGGAGGGCGTGCTGGCTGCCGGAGGTGCGCAGCAGGATGACGTGCTGATGTACGTGATGCTGTGGCGTATCGATGCCGGTGATTATGCCGGTGCGCTGGAAATAGGGCGTCATGCGCTGCGCCATGGCTGGGTGATGCCGCTGGGAAACCGCAACGTGCAGACCGTCCTGGCGGAAGAAATGGCGGACGCCGCACAAAGCGCCCTGCTGGCCGCCACCGGTTTTGATGCCGATCTGCTCCTGCAGACGCTGGATCTGACAAGCGATCTGGATATGCCGGACCAGTCCCGGGCGCGCCTGCATAAAGCCATCGGCGCGGTACTGAGCGAAAGCAACCCGGCTTCTGCCCTGAATCACCTTACCCATGCGCTGCAGCTCGATCCCCGATGCGGCGTGAAAAAAGAAAAGCAGCAGCTGGAGCGCAAATTGCGCAGTGACAGCCGCTAAAGAACGTGCCCCGCGCACGGGCGGCACGGGGTGGCGAAAGGCATTGCCACATCAAAACCCCGTCCACCGCCCACTATTTCAGGAGAAAGCCGAATGCAGTTTATTGCGCCAGAGCAGGCACCCGAACAGGCGGACGTTATTAAAAATACGCCGTTCTGGCCTGATGTGGACCTGTCGGAATTTCGTAGCGTGATGCGCACTGACGGCACGGTGACGCAGCCACGTCTGAGGCAGGTTGCACTAACAGCAATTTCTGAGGTTAACGCTGAACTGTACGACTTCCGCAACCGCCAGCAGATGCTGGGCTACCGGGATCTGGCTGGCGTACCGGCGGAAATGCTGGACGGCAAAAGCGAGCGCATTCAGCACTACCTTAACGCCGTTTATTGCTGGGCGCGCGCCGTGCTCAATGAGCGTTACCAGGATTATGACGCCACGGCGTCCGGGGTAAAGCGAGGGGAGGAACTGGCGGAGGCCAGCGGCGATCTGTGGCGTGATGCCCGCTGGGCTATCAGCCGGGTGCAGGATGCACCGCACTGCACGGTGGAGCTTATCTGATGAAAGTGCGTGCGCACCAGTATGACACGGTGGACGAGCTTTGCTGGCGTCATTACGGGCGCACGCAGGGTGTCACCGAGCAGGTTCTGCAGGCAAATCCGGGGCTGGCTGAGTATGGCCCTTTTTTACCCCACGGGCTGCAGGTGGAGCTACCGGACATTCCGGCGACAACCACGGCGCAGACCGTCCAGCTATGGGACTGAATTATGACGCTTGAACGAATCAGCGCCTTTATCACGTATTGCATCGCTGTTTTGCTGGCATGGCTGGGCGATCTGTCGCTTAAGGATGCTTCAACGGTTGGCGGCGTGCTGATTGGTGTGCTGATGCTGGCTATCAACTGGTATTACAAGCACAAAACCTACCAGCTGCTGCGCGACGGGCAAATCACGCGGGGGGAATATGAATCCTTCAATCGTTAAACGCTGCCTTATCGGGGTGGTCCTGGCTATCGCCGCCACGCTGCCCGGTTTCCAGTCGTTGAATACCTCCGTCGAGGGGCTGAAGCTGTTAGCCGATTTCGAGGGGTGCCGCCTGCAGCCTTATCAGTGCAGCGCGGGTGTCTGGACTGACGGGATCGGCAATACGTCCAGCGTGGTGCCTGGTAAAACCATTACGGAAAGGCAGGCGGCGCAGGGGTTAATCAGCAATGTATTGCTGACGGAAAAAAGGCTGGTTGCCTGCCTTAAGGTCAGACCCCCGCAGCATGTTTACGATGCGCTGGTAAGCATCGGCTTCAACGTGGGTACTGGCGCAATATGCCGATCCACCATGGTGTCCTACATCAACCGCCAGCAGTGGTGGCAGGCATGCAATGAGCTGCCGCGCTGGGTTTACGTCAACGGTAAGAAAAATAAAGGGCTGGAGAACCGCCGCGCGCGGGAGCTGGCCTGGTGCTTGAAAGGTACTGGCATATGAGCCGTGCGTTAGTGGCAGTGCTGGCGCTGACGCTCGCGGCGCTGAGCTGGCAGTCGTGGCGGCTTAACAATGCCAGCCACACCATCGAGACGCAGGGCGCGGCGCTGAAAAGCAAAGCGCAGGAACTGACGAAGAAAAACAGCCAGCTGATCGGCCTGTCCATTCTGACCGAAACCAACAGCCGGGAGCAGACGCGGCTTTATGCGGCGGCGGAGCGGACCTCCGCGCTGCTGCGCAGTCGTCAGCATCGGATAGAGGAACTGAAACGTGAAAATGAGGATTTACGCCGCTGGGCTGACACTCCTTTGCCTGCTGATGTTATCCGGCTGCGGGAGCGTCCGGCCCTCGCCGGAGGTGCAGCTTACCGTGAGTGGCTGTCCCAGAGTGACGCAGTGCCGCCTGGAAAGGTCAGCGCCGCGCAGTAACGGCGACCTGAACGCGATGCTGGATGAAACGGAGGCCGCCTGGGCGGCGTGTGCTGACAAAGTGGACACGATAATTGCGTGTCAGGAGCGAGACAGTGAACAAGCCGCAGTCTTTACGCAGCGCCCTGAATAAGGCGGTGCCGTATGTCCGCAATAACCCGGACAAACTGCACCTGTTTGTGGATAACGGTTCCCTGGTGGCAACCGGGGCCAGCTCCATGTCATGGGAGTACCGCTACACCCTGAACGTGGTGATCGAGGATTTCAGCGGGGACCAGAATCTGCTGATGGCTCCCGTTCTGCTTTGGCTGACTGCCAATCAGCCGGATGCAATCAATAACCCTGAGCTGCGCGAAAGGCTGTTTACCTTTGACGTGGATATTTTGCGCAATGATGTGTGCGATATCAGCCTGAACCTGCAGCTGACGGAGCGCGTACTGGTCAGCGCTGACGGGGGCGTGTCGAGCGTTGAGGCGGTGCCAGAACCGGACGTATCGGAAGAAATGTGGACGGTGAAGCATGGATGATCTGCAGAGGGTGGATGACTGGCTGGCGGCGTTGCTGGCAAATCTGGAGCCTGCCGCACGCAGTCGCATGATGCGTCAGCTGGCGCAGGAACTGCGCCGGAATCAACAGCAGAACATCAGGCTACAGCGTAACCCTGACGGCAGTGGGTACGAGCCGCGAAAGGTCACGGCCCGGACTAAAAAGGGGCGCATTAAGCGGCAGATGTTCTCGAAAATGCGAACGGCGAAATACCTGAAAACTGCAGCAAGCGCGGATTCTGCCAGCGTGCAGTTTGAGGGAACGGTGCAGCGAATTGCGCGAGTTCATCATTACGGACTGCGTGATCGCGTTAGCCATAAAGGACCTCAAATACGATATGCACAGCGTCGTTTAATAGGTAAAAATAAAAAATTAAACAATGTCATGCAAGATATATTATTGGTTTCATTAATGACTTGATTATGTATTTTCAATAAAGGCTCAATAAGGATTTATCTACTTGCAACAACTTTGACGTTTCAATAATTTCTTTATCAAGGCCAAATTTTTCTGCTACAGAGTTTACGGCATTTGGGAATGGCTGAGAAACGTAAGGTGAAATATAGATTTTCTCTATTAATTTCAGAGGGTCGACCTTTATTCTCACGCCGAATGGTTTGTGGCTGTCAATGTTCTTATGGTCAAATGGTGGCGAAATTGTCATTCTAACTTCGTTCTCATGTGCAAAAGAAAGTCTTTTTAAATAAGGGCCAAAATTGCCATTAACAATACAGTCTTGAGGCTTGAGAGTTGGATCTAAGAAGTCTATGTATTTAACTTCACTTATAACAATGTAATTGTCAGCTGTTATTGCTTCTATGAGTCTAGCTACGTTGGTTTGTATTGCTATGCCTTTATTTAAATCGGAATATAAGCGCCACATACCTTCTGACTCAGTGTCATTTTTATGCCAGCAATTTACAGTTACAGACTTCATGATTGCGAAATAAGTTTTCTCCATCATTGGGAGATGTGTGCTTATTCTTTTTCTGAGTAGTTCTAAATCACGTCTTGCATTTTCTTGATTAGGTCCTTGACTGGCATTGATCATCTCCTCAAGCGGTTTGATGGTTTCATTAATATCATCAACACTATTTTTGAATATGCCAGCCATTGCATCTTGAGCAACTTTAGGTAATAGACCTTCAAAAGGATCTGAATTTATATATGAACTTACAGGTGTAAAATAAAGTTCTCCAGTAGATAGTAAATCTATGAATTTATCTAAAGACATATAGCGCCATAACATGGTCTCAGGGGATAGGTTTGGACTTATTCTAAAGTTACTCATGGCAGTCTCCTTATTTTTCTTGCGAGTTTGGTGTTTTCATTTATTAAGTTTTTTTGAGAGATAAAATAAAGCCCCAATACACCCAATCAGCACGGCTACTGAGAGAGAGTTGTCAACGCTCCACTTTTGAGGTTCTATCGCAGAAAGCATTAGTAAAATAACCGAAGCGATGCCTAGCATTATAGGTTCTATTGCTTCATCTGGACCTTTGGTAATGAGCATGAACGCTAATTGAAATCCACATGATATTGCTAAGGCATTTGCAACATAACTTAATGTTTTAATTCCTTTTAAATGAGTTATGAAATGGTTGGTTGAGTCTTTTAAAAGAGAGAGACTATCGGCTAACTCAATCATGCCTTTTAATAATAAAAGTGTTGTAAGTGAGGCAAAAATCAATCTTTGGCAAAAGAACTGAATTCTGTCAGCAGCGGATTCACTATTTTCTTTACTATCATCACTTTGTTTTTCTCTAGCCTCATATCTGAAGATGTTTGCTAAATCAATTCTGATACGACGATTAAATATACAAAGTATAAAAATCAGAAATAAAGATGTTAAAAAAAATATGATTAAGAAGTATATATCCATTTCTCGGCGATTTGTGTGGGTGAGCATACATTGGATTTAGCTTACAACACATGTGAAGCATTGACATCATAAATTCATGAACGCACAACTCACAGAAATCATGCGCCTTATCACCAACCTGATCCGCGCCGGTACCGTGACCGAAGTGGACCGGGAGAACTGGCTGTGCCGGGTAAAGGTGGGCGAGCTTGAAACCAACTGGATTAACTGGCTGACACTGCGTGCCGGGAGCGGCCGCACCTGGTGGTGCCCGTCGCCGGATGAACAGGTGGTGGTGCTGAGCATGGGCGGCAATCTGGAAACCGCCTTTGCGCTGCCCGCCATTTACTCCAATCAGTTTGCACCGCCGTCGGATTCCGTGGACGGCTGCGTGACGGAATACCCGGACGGGGGCTGGTTTGAGTATGAACCCGCCACCGGGCGCTGGCACGTAAAAGGTATCAAATCCATGGTGATAGAGGCGGCTGACAACATCACCCTGAAAACTGGTGAGTTTGTTGTGGAAGCTGACAGCACCCGTATTAACAGCGAAGTCGTGATTAACGGCAGCGTCACTCAGGGCGGCGGCGCGATGAGTTCTAACGGGATCGTGGTGGATGACCATACCCATAACAAAGTCATGAAAGGCGGCGACACCTCGGGAGGTCCGGTATGACGCTGTATATCGGCATGAGTCAGGGCAACGGCAGGGCTATCACTGATACGGAACACCTGCGCCAGTCAGTACGGGATATTCTGCTGACCCCGCAGGGGAGCCGAATTGCGCGCCGGGAATATGGCTCCCTGCTGTCTGCCCTGATAGATCAGCCGCAGAACCCGGCGCTGCGCCTGCAGATAATGTCTGCGGTCTATGTAGCCCTGAGCCGATGGGAGCCACGGCTTACGCTGGATTCCATCACTATCAGCAGCAGCTTTGACGGCTCAATGGTGGTTGAGCTAACCGGGAAGCGTAGTAACGGCGCGCCTGTTTCCCTGTCAGTACCCACAGGAGCAGACAATGGCAGTCATTGACCTTTCCCAGCTCCCGGCCCCGCAGATTGTTGAGGTACCGGACTTTGAGGCGCTGCTTACTGAGCGTAAGGCCGCTTTTGTGGCTCTTTATCCGGTGGATGAACAGGACGCGGTGCGGCGCACGCTTGATCTGGAGTCTGAACCCATCACCAAACAACTGCAGGAAAGCACCTACCGGGAAATTCTACTGCGCCAGCGAATCAATGAAGCCGCGCAGGCGGTCATGGTGGCTTATGCCATGGGCGGTGATCTCGATCAGCTGGCGGCCATCAATAACGTACAACGACTGACTATTATCCCCGAAGACCCGACGGCGGTTCCGCCGGTTCAGGCAGTGATGGAGTCTGATACTGATTTACGCCAGCGCATACCGGCGGCCATGGAGGGTTTAAGCGTTGCAGGCCCGTCTGCAGCCTATGAATTTCACGCGCGCAGTGCTGATGGCCGTGTGGCTGATGCATCAGCTGTCAGTCCGTCACCGGCAAATGTCACCGTTACCGTACTTTCCCGCGAAGGGGATGGAACGGCAGCAGCAGACCTGCTCGCTGTGGTGGCTGCCGCGCTCAACGATGAAAGTGTGCGCCCGGTGGCTGACAGGGTAACAGTGCAGTCTGCCTCTATCGTGAATTATACGATTAATGCCCAGCTCTATCTCTATCCGGGGCCGGAGGCGGAGCCTATTAAAGCGGCCGCTATTGAGCGGCTGCAATCCTACATTAAAGCCCAGGCACGGCTAGGACGTGATATCCGCAAATCTGCCATTTACGGTGCGCTCCATGTGGAAGGGGTCCAGCGTGTAGAGCTTACCGCGCCTGCAGTTGATGTGGTGCTGGATAAATCAAAAGCGGCTTACTGCACAGCAGCCACTGTAACCATCGGGGGAACGGATGAATAGTCTGCTTCCTCCGGGATCGTCTGTCCTTGAGCGCCGACTGGCGCAGGCCTGCAGCGATATCAGCAACCTTGATGTGCCGCTGCGTGACCTGTGGAACCCGTGGAAATGCCCGGTGAAGTTTCTGCCCTATCTGGCGTGGGCGTTTTCGGTTGACCGCTGGGATGAAGCCTGGGCAGAGAACGTCAAGCGCCAGGCTGTCAGTGACGCCTTTTTCATTCACCGCCGCAAAGGGACGCTTGCCGCTATCCGCAGTGCGGTTGGCCCGCTTGGGCGAATCATCGGTATTACGGAATGGTGGGAAAACAATGCCACGCCTGGCACGTTCGAACTGGACATAGGAGTGCCGGAAAGCGGCATGACGCCAAATATGAATATCGAAATGGACCGACTGATCAGTGATGCCAGGCCCGTCAGTCGTCACTGCTCAATCAATATTGTGCAGGAAGTGCCGGGTTATCTGTATACCGGCGGGGCCATCTATGACGGCGACATTATTACGGTTTATCCAGGGTAACTATCATGGCGAAATTTAAAACTATTATCACCACAGCAGGTGCCGCAAAAATCGCGGCGGTTCTGGCTGGCACCGCTAGCATTGTTCTGGACAATACCGCAAAAATGGCCGTGGGTGATGGCGGTGGCACGCTGCCCACCCCGAACCCTGCCCAGACAAAACTGGTCAGGGAGGTTTACCGCGCGCCGATTAACAGAGCGAGCATTGATGCCAGCGATCCGAAAAATATTGTTGTTGAACTGATGATTCCACCGGAAAAACCGGAAACGAGTGGATTCTGGATCCGTGAAATGGCGCTTTACGATGCCGCCGGAACACTTCTGGCCGTCGGCAACATGGCAGAAACTTACAAGCCGTCATTAAGCGAAGGAGCCGGGCGAAAGATGGTGATTCGCATGGTGATTGCGGTCAGCGAGGTCAACGCGATCACCATCACCATGGACACGTCAACCGTGATGGCAACGCAGGATTATGTTGATAGTGAAATCGACAAGCATGCAAAATCCCGCAACCACCCGGACGCCACCCTGGCTGCAAAAGGGTTTACGCAGCTCAGCAACTCGACAACCAGTACATCAGAAACGCTGGCCGCCACCCCGAAAGCGGTAAAAACCGTCATGGATGAGACCAAACTTAAAGCGCCGCTTGCAAGCCCGGCGCTGACCGGCACGCCGACGGCACCGACGGCTGCTGCAGGTAATAATTCGCAGCAGCTCGCAAACACGCAGTTTGTTATGACAGCAATCGCTGCGCTGGTTAACTCCTCGCCTGGCGCACTGGATACGCTGAGCGAACTGGCGGCGGCCCTCGGAAATGATCCGAACTTTGCAACTACCATGCTCAATGCCCTTGCAGCCAAAGCGCCGCTTGCCAGTCCTGCATTGACCGGAAAGCCGACAGCGCCCACGGCACCGCAGGCCTCAAATGATACGCAGCTGGCAACAACCGAATTTGTCACCCGCGCGCTGGCCCCGGCATTGTTGATGCGTGGCGGCATCCCGGCCAGCTCAAACCTGAACAACTTTGGGCCAACTTCCGACTATACAGGCGTCTGGGGTCAATCAAGCATAAGCGCTACTGCTGCCGACATTGCGAATGGATATCCGGTCGCTGAGCGTGGAGTGTTGGAGGTATTCCCTGGAGGGCGTAACAACGGTACTCAGCGATACACTACTGATGGTGGACGTATTTTCATACGTTGGCTTACTGCTGCATGGAATGCAGCAAGCCCCTCATGGTCTGACTGGACGGAGGTTGGAGGGTTAAGTTCAAACACGGTACTGCCTGCGTCTGCCACCCTTTCAGACGCCGCATACTTTGCGCAAAACCAGACTTACGTATTATCCGGTTCACGGTCTGATTTACCTGCTGGTATAAACGGTAACGCCGTAATTATGTCGATTCGCCGCCAGGGTGGAACGATTGCAGGTCTTAATCAGCTCCTGTTTACTACTGCCGGGACGTATGAACGCCACGGTGCCCCTAACGCGACAACTGGATGGACTTCCGTCAGTTGGTATCCAGGCGGCGACGGCAACGGCTGGCGGCTGATTGGCGCTGATGCAATGGCGGCGATTGGTATAGGCCAGTCAAACGTTGCACCGACTAATCCCATCGACTGGCAACAGATTGATATGGTTACAGGTCAGAAGAGGCTAACCACATATACTGCAACCGCATGGTTAAACACCCCCACGGGCATTACGTATAATTCAGGGACAAACGTCGATATTACCTGCGTTATCAATCAGCCAAACCGTTTGGTTTTGCGCCTTACGTCTAATGCTCAATCAAATGGCAACCGCGCGGAATATGTTGTTACCTGTACCGGTGCCAAAGGAAGCCGAAATTTTACTGTTGTTCAAAGCTTTAACAACGATTCGTCAACCGTAATCCCGCTCGCCAATGGTGGGCTTGGCGAAACTACGCCAGAAGGTGGCCGTAAAACTCTCGGTTTTGATGATTTGGGGATTGGCATAGCAACACAACTACCAGTTTTATCTTTCGATTGGCAACAAGCTGATTTTAAATCTGGTCAGAAACTGCTGGTTAACGTTACCGGCTGGCTGAACGCTCCGGCGGAACTTAAATTTTTATCCGGCGATGTGGTGAATATCGAATGTGGAATTTGCCGAACAGCAAATAACAGATATTCAGTCAGGATCACCTCTCAATCACCAACATCAGGATTTAACTTCGATCAGACCGTCGTTATCTCTGGCGCTAAGGGTTCACGAACATTTTTCGTGATGCAGAACTTCAATAGCGCATCCTCAACCGTAGTGCCTGTTGTCAACGGAGGCACCGGCTCGTCTACTCCGGCAGGTGGTCTTGCCAATCTTGGAGGCGCACCGCTGGTCAGCCCCGCCTTAACCGGCATACCGACGGCACCGACGCCAGCACAGACAGTGAATAACACGCAGATAGCAACCACAGCTTTCGTAAAAGCTGCCATCGCTGCGATTGTTAATGGCTCTCCCGCGGCACTGGATACGCTTAAGGAACTGGCAGATGCCCTGGGCGGCGATGCTAATTTCTCTACAACTGTGCTGAATGCGTTATCCGGTAAGCAACCCATTAATGCGGCGTTAACGTCTTTATCTGGACTTACTGGCGCTGCCGATAAGCTGCCGTATTTTGTCGGCAAGGATCTGCTGGTCCTGTCCGATTTCACCGCCTTTGCCAGAACCTTACTTTCACGCAACAGCGCGGCGCTGGTACGGGCAGATTTGAACATCCTTACCGGCCCTGGCTGGTACAAGCTCGGCGATCTGCTGATCCAGTACGGCACAATAGATTTTACGAATACAACAACCAAAACAATCAACTTCCCAATCAGATACCCCACAAAGGTTGACCAGGTGATCGTTTCAGATGCGGGATGGGGTGGAGGGAATATGTGGGGCGCGACCGAACAACAGCCGATTGGCTTCACTGCACACGTGAACGTCTCTGAGGAAGGTGGTCAGTGGATTTCTTTCGGGAGGTAATATGAGTGAATATGTTTATAGCGCATATGAGAATGCGTTTTTCCCCAACTCTCTGAGGGATTCTTACGAGCAGGCAGGAACGTGGCCGTTCGACGGGGTGGAGGTGGATAGTGAGACTGCTGCCGAATTTATGGGTGATCCTCCCCCTGGTAAGCAACGGGCCGCAGGGGAAAATGGAATGCCCTGCTGGGAGGATATTCCACCGCCCACGCCAGAGCAGCTAAAAGCTGCGGCAATTCTGCGATTAACAGCATTGCGCAAAGAGGCGGATTCGATAATAGCCCCCCTGAAAGATGCCTCAGAGGGGGGGTATATTGACGAGACAGATAAACCCAGGCTGACGGAATGGCAGAAGTATCGCTACAGTCTGACAAAGGTTGACCCTGAAAACCCAATCTATCCCGATAAACCGCTGTGACAAAAGGCCGCTTATGCGGCCTCTTTTTTTTGCCTCCTTATTCCGGCAGGTGATGCAAAGGAAACATGGTGATTTAGCCCCCACGCTTGCGGGAATTTTTTAACCCTTTCGTTGTGCCATTCCCCAGACAAAGCCCGCCGCGTGCGCCGCGCGCATATCAACCAGAACATAGGCGTACCCCCTGTAAACCGGAGAGACTGCCTTATGGCTCAGGATTACCACCACGGCGTGCGCGTTGTTGAAGTCAACGACGGCACCCGATCCATTACCACGGTAAGCACCGCTATCGTGGGCATGGTCTGCACCGGCGACGATGCAGATGCGTCCATGTTCCCCCTCAATAAGCCGGTCCTGCTGACCGATGTGCTGACTGCCAGCGGCAAGGCGGGCGAGTCCGGCACGCTGGCACGCTCGCTGGATGCGATTGCAGACCAGGCAAAACCTGTGACGGTTGTCGTGCGTGTGGCGCAGGGCGAAACCGAAGCGGAAACCACCTCCAACATTATCGGCGGCGTGACCGCTGACGGTAAAAAAACCGGTATGAAGGCTCTGCTTTCGGCGCAATCGCAGCTCGGTGTTAAGCCTCGCATTCTCGGTGCGCCAGGGCATGACACGCAGGCGGTTGCCACTGAGCTGCTCAGCGTGGCGCAGAGCCTGCGCGGGTTTGCCTACCTGTCCGCCTATGGCTGCAAAACGGTGGAGGAGGCTATTGCTTATCGCGATAACTTCAGCCAGCGCGAAGGGACGTTGATCTGGCCTGACTTTATCAACTTTGACACCGTGCTGAATGCAGATGCGAAGGCTTACGCCTCCGCCCGTGCGCTCGGCCTGCGCGCCAAAATTGACGAACAGACCGGCTGGCACAAAACCCTGTCCAACGTGGGCGTGAACGGCGTCACCGGCCTTTCTGCAGATGTGTTCTGGGATCTGCAGGACCCGGCCACCGATGCGGGACTGCTGAACCAGAACGATGTGACCACGCTGATCCGCAAAGACGGCTTTCGCTTCTGGGGTTCCCGCTGCCTCAGCGACGATCCGCTGTTTGCCTTTGAAAACTACACCCGCACGGCGCAGGTGCTGGCTGACACCATTGCAGAAGCGCACATGTGGGCGGTGGATGGTGTGCTTAACCCGTCACTGGCCCGCGACATTATCGAGGGTATCCGCGCCAAACTGCGCAACCTGAAAACGCAGGGCTACATCATCGGCGCAGACTGCTGGCTGGATGAGTCCGTGAACGATAAGGATTCCCTGAAAGCCGGGAAGCTCACTATCGACTACGACTACACGCCGGTGCCGCCGCTAGAAAACCTGATGCTGCGCCAGCGCATCACCGATCAATACCTGCTGGATTTCTCCAGCCGGGTCAGCGCGTAAGGGGACCCCATGGCTTTACCACGCAAGTTAAAACACCTGAACCTGTTCAACGCGGGTAACAACTGGCAGGGGATCGTTGAGTCCGTAACCCTGCCGAAATTCACGCGCAAGTTTGATAAGTATCGCGGCGGTGGTATGCCCGGCTCGGTGGATATCGATCTGGGGCTGGATGACGGCGCACTGGACACGGAATTTACGGTTGGCGGCACCGAACTGCTGTTATTCAAGCAGATGGGGTCAACGACTGTTGACGGTATTCAGCTGCGCTTTACCGGCTCCATTCAGCGTGACGACACCGGGGAAGTGCAGGCCGTGGAGCTGGTCGTGCGCGGACGTCATAAGGAGCTGGATTCCGGGGAGTGGAAGACCGGCGAAAGCAACACCACCAAAGTCAGCAGCACCAACAGCTACGCGAAGCTGACCATTAACGGCGAAGTGCTCTATGAGGTCGATCTGGTCAACATGATTGAAATCGTTGACGGCGTGGACCTGATGGAAGCGCACCGTAACGCGCTGGGCCTCTGATTAACCTTAACGGCGCGGCTAGCCGCGCCAGTAACCCATTAACAGGAAGAGAACATGACCGACAAGCTGACCGAAAAGACCGTACAGCTGGATACCCCTATCAAGCGCGGTAACAGTGAAATCACGGAAATTGTGCTGCGCAAACCCCAGTCCGGCGCACTGCGAGGCACCCGCCTGCAGGCCATTATGGATATGGATGTGGGTGCAATGATGACCGTCATTCCGCGTATCTCCACCCCGACCCTGACGGCACAGGAAATGGCAGAACTGGACCCCGCCGATCTCACTGCGCTGTCGGTTGAGGTAGTGACTTTTTTGTTGAAGAAGTCGGTGCTTGCCGGTTTACCGACAGCCTGACGGTTGACGATCTGGTGGCAGATATTGCCACCATTTTTCACTGGCCGCCGTCCGTCACTGACGTTATGCCGCTGACCGAAGTGCTGGAGTGGCGGCATAAAGCGATTCAGAGAAGCGGGGCCAGCGATGAGTGACACTAACCTGCGTCTGCAGGTGATTCTTAATGCGGTTGATAAAATCACCCGCCCATTTCGTACTGCGCAGGCCAGCTCTAAAGAGCTGGCTACCGCCATTCAACAGAGCCGCGCCAGGCTGAAAGAGCTGGACGCTCAGGCGGGCAAAATTGAAGGCTTTCGTAAAACCAGCGCGCAGCTGGCCGTCACCGGTAACAACCTTAAAGCTGCCCGCGAAGAAGCGGCCCGGCTCGCCACGCAGTTTACCGATACAAACCGCCCGACGGCGGCGCAAGCCCGCCTACTTGAGCAGGCCAGAAACCGCGTTTCGGAGCTGCAGACCAAATACAACGGCCTGCGTCAGTCGGTACAGAAGCAACGCCTTGCGCTGAACGAGGCCGGAATGGATACCCGGAAGCTCAGCAGCGCCCAGCGCGAGCTGCGCCAGAATGCGGACGAAACCCGGCAGGCACTGGACCGTCAGCAGAAATCCCTTAAACGGCTAGGCGAGCAGCAGGCCAGGGTTAATGCCGTCAGGGAGCAGTATTCCCGGAGTCTTGAAGTACGGGACCGCATCGCCGGGGCCGGGGCCACGACCTCAGCCGCAGGGCTGGCAATGGGCGCGCCGGTCGTGGCAGCGGTGAAAAGCTATGCCAGCATGGAAGATGCCATGAAAGGCGTGGCAAAGCAGGTCAATGGACTGCGTGACGATAATGGCAACCGCACCGCCCGGTTCTATGAAATGCAGGATGCGATCAAGGCTGTCAGTGAACAGCTGCCCATGGAAAATGGCGCGGTGGATTATGCCGCCCTGGTCGAGGGTGGCGCACGTATGAACGTGGCGAACCCGAATGATTCATGGGAAGACCAGAAGCGTGACCTTCTGGCCTTTGCCGGTACGGCAGCCAAAGCAGCAACCGCCTTTGAACTGCCCGCCGATGAATTGTCCGAAGGCCTGGGAAAAATCGCCAGTCTCTATAAGGTGCCGACCCGCAACATTGAGCAGCTGGGCGATGCGCTGAACTACCTGGACGATAACGCCATGTCAAAGGGCGCGGACATTATCGACGTGCTGCAGCGCATGGGTGGCGTGGCTGACCGGCTGGACTTCCGCAAGGCAGCCGCGCTTGGCTCCACGTTCCTGTCACTTGGCGCAGCGCCGGAGGTGGCAGCCAGCGCTGCAAACGCTATGGTGCGTGAGCTGTCCATTGCCACCATGCAAAGTGACCGCTTTATGGATGGCTTGGATATGCTGAAGCTCAAGCCTGAGCAGCTTGAGAAGCAGATGACGAAGGATGCCATGGGCACCATTCTGCGGGTGCTGGAAAAGGTGGAAAAGCTGCCGCAGGACAAACGCCTGTCCGCCATGACGATGCTGTTTGGCAAGGAATATGGCGATGATGCGGCAAAGCTGGCTAACAACCTGCCGGAACTGCGCCGTCAGCTGCAGCTCACTGCCGGTAATAGCGCAAATGGGTCAATGCAGAAAGAGTCCGACATAAACCGGGATTCCCTTTCTGCGCAGTGGATGCTGGTAAAAACGGGGGCGCAGAACGCCTTCAGCAGTCTGGGCGAAACGCTGCGCCAGCCACTGATGGACATTATGGATTACGTGAAAAGCGTAACCGGGGCGCTGCGCCGCTGGATTGAAGTTAATCCGCATTTGGCAGGCACGCTGATGAAAGTGGCAGCCGCTACCGCTGCGATCACTCTTGGGCTTGGTACGTTAGCCGTTGTGGTGGCGGCTGTGCTGGGGCCGCTGGCGGTTTTGCGGTTTGGCTTTTCCATGCTCGGCGTAAAAACGCTGCCGTCTGTATTCACGGCGGTTACGCGTACCGGCAGCGCGCTGACATGGCTGGCGAATGCGCCGCTTTCCCTGTTGCGGCGCGGAATGGCTTCCACCGGGGCTAGCACTGGCCTGCTTACTGCCCCGTTGAATGCCCTGCAGCGCTCGGCTGGAGCTGCAGTCAATGCACTGAGAGCGGCGGCAGGTGCGCCGGTGGCGGTATTCCGTGCAGGAATGGCCGGAACGCGCAGCGTGATAGCAGCGGTGATGAATCCCCTGGCGGCGCTTCGTGGAGGGCTGACCGCTGCCGGAGGGATCTTCCGTTTTCTGGCATCCGGCCCGATTGCGTTACTGCGGGGCGCATTACTTGGTATCTCTGGCCTTTTGGGGGCGCTACTTAGCCCTGTCGGGTTGGTAGTTACTGCACTTGCAGGTGTGGCACTGGTCATCTGGAAATACTGGCAGCCAATCGGCGCTTTTCTGGGCGGCGTGGTGGAAGGGTTCAGGGCTGCGGCCGCTCCCATCAGCGCAGCCTTTGAGCCTGTCCGGCCTTTATTCCAGTGGATAGGGGATAAGGTGCAGGCGCTCTGGGGATGGTTCCGGGATCTGCTGACGCCGGTTAAATCCACGGCGGAGGAGCTGAACAACGCGGCCGCCATGGGGAAAAGGTTTGGTGAGGCCCTGGCTGAAGGCCTGAACATGGTGATGCAGCCGCTGGAGTCGCTTAAATCGGGCGTAACGTGGCTACTGGAAAAGCTGGGCATTGTCAGCCAGGAAGCTGCGAAAGCGAAGCTGCCGGACCAGGTAGTGCGTCAGCAGTCCGCCACGGTGAACAGTGACGGGAAAGTGGTGTTGCCGCCAGGCGGATTCCCTGCGATGGGTTTTGCGGGCATGTACGACAACGGGGGCGCTATCCCGCGCGGCCAGTTTGGCATAGTCGGTGAGAATGGCCCCGAAATTGTGAACGGCCCGGCAAATGTGACCAGCAGGCGGCGCACGGCAGCGCTGGCATCGGTTGTGGCCGGAACCCTGGGCATGGCGGTGGCACCTGCAGAGGCCGTGCCCCTGCATCCGTTCAGCCTTCCCGCAACGGCATACAAACAGACCCAGCCCGCAAAGGTGAAGCGCGCACCGGTAGTAATGCACTTTGAAACGCACGCGCCGATCACAATTTATGCGCAGCCAGGGCAGAACCCGCAGGATATTGCGCGCGAAGTTGCCCGCCAGCTAGACGAGCGCGAACGCCGCACCCGCGCGAAGGCGCGCAGCAATTACAGTGACCAGGGGGGATATGAATCATGATGATGGTGCTGGGGCTATACGTTTTCATGCTGCGCACGGTGCCTTATCAGGAGCTGCAGTATCAGCGCAACTGGCGGCACGCGGTGAACAGCCGCATCAATCGCCGTCCGTCAACGCAGTTTCTTGGACCGGATAACGATTCGCTGACGCTTTCCGGTGTCCTGCTGCCGGAAATTACCGGCGGCAGGCTGTCACTGCTGGCGCTGGAGCAGATGGCAGAACAGGGCAAGGCATGGCCGCTGATTGAGGGGAGCGGGACTATTTATGGCATGTTCGTGATCGAGAGCCTGAACCAGACAAAGACGGAGTTTTTTGAAAGCGGGATGGCGCGGCGGATTGAGTTCACCCTGACGCTCAAACGGGTGGATGAGTCGCTGTCCAATATGTTCGGCAACCTGAGTGACCAGCTCAGTAACCTGAAAGACTCCGCATCGTCCGCGATAGGGAATATTACTAATACGGTTGGAGGACTGCTGCAGTGAATTTCAATTCTGAACTCCTCAATCTGTACGGCAAAAGCCCGGCCTTTAACATCGTCATCGAAGGTAAGGACGTAACAACAACACTGGACAAGCGCCTGATGAGCGTGACGCTCACCGATAACCGGGGCTTTGAAGCGGACCAGCTTGATCTGGAACTGGATGACGCGGACGGGCAGATTGTCCTGCCGCGTCGCGGTGCGGTTATTCAGTTTGCGCTGGGGTGGGAAGGCCAGCCGCTTTTCCCTAAAGGGGCGTTTACTGTCGATGAAATTGAGCACAGCGGGGCACCTGATCGCCTCACGATTCGCGCCCGCAGTGCTGATTTCCGGGCAACCCTGAATATCCGCCGTGAAAAGTCCTGGCATCAGACAACTGTGGGGGACGTTATCAGAGAAATCGCCACCCGCCATAATCTCAAAATGGCATTAGGGCAGGACTTGTCAGGCATGTCGCTGGATCACCTGGACCAGACGAACGAAAGCGACGCGAGCTTTCTGATGAAACTGGCGCGTCAGTACGGTGCTATAGCGTCAGTCAAAAGCGGCAACCTGCTGTTTATCCGGCAGGGGCAGGGGAGAACGGCAAGCGGAAAGCCGCTGCCGGTTGTGACCATCACGCGAAAGGAGGGTGACGGCCACCGTTTTACCCTGGCAGATCGTGGCGCTTATACCGGCGTCATTGCCAGCTGGCTGCATACCAGGGAACCAAAGAAAAAGGAAATGACGAAAGTTAAGCGCCGCCGCAGGAAGGCCACGAAACCAAAGGAGCCGGAGGCGAAATCGGGGGATTACCTGGTGGGGACGGATGAAAATGTGCTGGTACTTAACCGGACCTATGCAAACAGGGCTAATGCTGAACGGGCTGCAAAAATGCAGTGGGAACGGCTGCAGCGCGGGGTGGCTTCATTCTCGCTGCAGCTCGCAGAAGGCCGGGCGGATCTCTATACGGAAATGCCGGTGAAAGTCAGCGGCTTTAAGCAGCCCATAGATGATGCAGAATGGACCATCACCACGCTGACGCATACCGTCGGCCCGGATAACGGGTTTACGACAAGCATGGATCTCGAAGTGAAAATAGATGAGTTCGAAATTGAATGATTAGTTCCAAATTGAGAACAATAATGTATCATTATTGCGAACTGGTTAAGAGTGAGGGCTAAAGAAAATGATGAATTGTCCGATGTGCGGTCAGGCCGCGCATACACGCAGTAGCTTTCAGGTTTCCAGCGAAACCAAAGAACGATACAACCAGTGCACCAATATTGAGTGCGGACATACGTTTGTGACGCATGAGACTTTTGTGCGATCCGTCTGCCGCCCGCAAAAAATCAGCGCCGCACCGCCTCATCCGAAAGGAATGCAGGAACAATTGGCTTACTGATGCTGACCCGCCGCTGGCGGGTTTTTTAATGCTTGCTGTAGCCATAGCAAAAGCGCTGTCGCCACTTTGTCGCCATGCACAGGAAAGTGGTTATATAAGTGATTGATTTGAAAGGTATTGAAATTCATACAACAAAAAACCCATCAACCTTGAACCAAAACGGCGGGGTTGATGGGCTCCACAAATTGGGGACATCAAAGAAAAGCAGTGGCAATAGTTATGACTGACATCTGACAGAAAAGTTCTGCACTTAGCGAAATTTTTTCGCCGTTGCGCAAATTTCTCCCTTACCCCAACCCCGGCCAGATGATGATGATCAAGGTCCCCGCCAGGGTTAACAGCACGTTAGCGATGGCATAGGTGCCGGCATAGCCCAGCGCCGGGATGTTACTGCGTGCGGTATCGCTGATGATTTCCATCGCAGGGGCACAGGTACGCGCCCCCATCATCGCGCCAAACAGCATGGCGCGGTTCATGCGCAGCACGTAGGCACCGAAGAGGAAACAGATCACCACCGGTACCAGGCTGACGATCAACCCGGCCACCAGCATCTGCCAGCCCACCGCGCCCAGGCTGTGACCAATGCCGCTGCCCGCGCTTAAACCGACGCCCGCCATAAACACCATCAGGCCAAACTCTTTCACCATGTTCAGCGCGCCCTGAGGGATATAGCCGAAGGTGGGGTGGTTGGCTCGCAGGAAGCCGAGCATGATCCCGGCGAACAGCAGGCCCGCCGCGTTACCAATGCCGAAGCTAAAGTTGCTGAACTGGAAGGTGATCATCCCAATCATCAGGCCAACGATAAAGAAGGCGCAGAACGCCAGCAGGTCGGTCACCTGGCTGTGAATGGAGATAAAGCCGATGCGGTCAGCGACGGTTTTCACGCGGCGCGTGTCGCCGCTCACCTGCAACACATCGCCTTTGTTCAGCACGATGTTGTCATCGATTGGCATCTCAATCTGGCTGCGGATCACCCGGTTGAGGAAGCAACCGTGGTCGGTCAGCTTGAGCTGTGCCAGACGGCGGCCAACGGCATTGTGGTTTTTGACCACAATCTCTTCGGTGACGATGCGCATGTCGAGCAGGTCGCGGTCGAACACCTCTTTGCCGTTGCGGAAGCTCGGATCGAGACGGGCGTGCGCATCCGGGTAACCCACCAACGCGATGTCATCGCCCATCTGCAGCACCGCATCGCCGTCCGGGTTGGCCAGAATGCCGTTACGGCGAATACGTTCGATATAGCAGCCCGTCTGGCGATAGATGCCCAGCTCGCGCAGATTTTTACCGTCAGCCCAGGCCACCAGCTCCGGGCCGACACGGTAGGCGCGGATCACCGGAAGATAAACTTTGCGTTTGATGTCAGTGTCCAGACCGCGCTCGCGGGCGATTTGCTGGGCGCTGGTCTGCAGATCCTGATGCTGCAATTTCGGTAAATAGCGCGCGCCCACAATCAGGCTCACCAGACCGATCAGATAGGTCAGGGCATAGCCAAGGCTCAGGTGATCCAGCGCCAGCGACAGCTGGGCGTTATCCAGCCCAAGATGGCGCAGCGTATCCCCGGCACCGACCAGCACCGGCGTGGAGGTCATCGACCCGGCCAGCATGCCCGCCGTCAGGCCAATATCCCAGCCAAAGATCTTGCCTAAACCCAGCGCGATTAACAGGGCACTGCCAACCATCACCAGCGCCAGCATCAGGTAATTTTTACCGTCGCGGAAGAAAATAGAAAAAAAGTTGGGACCAGCTTCGACGCCGACACAAAAAATAAACAGCATAAAGCCCAGATTCAGGGCATCGGTGTTAATACTGAAATGCTGCTGGCCTAATAATAATGAAACGACTAAAACGCCAATAGAATTACCGAGTTGGATCGACCCGAGACGTAATTTACCCAGGCAAAGACCTAAAGCCAGTACCACAAATAATAACAGGATGTAATTCCCATTTAACAATTCTGCGACGTTTATGTTCACGGAGGATAACTTTTCGTTTACCAGTAAGTGGTTGAAGGGGTGGGATATTTAGGCTACTGTTTGCGCTGTAATAACAGGAGTTAAGACACTCCTGATCGCATATCATAATATATCCCACAAAGTAATATCAAACTATTAGTGAATTTTTAACAGATATCACCCAATGATAGCAGTGACGTTAAGACCCGGTGATTTTGGCAAGGAAGGCCGGGTGACTCAACTAATTGGCGTCCATCGGACGAAAAAGTATTTGCCCGCAATGGCAGGGGGATAGATTGAATATTAAACGTAACTGGTTTGGCGTGGCTTGCTGCTTTTTACTGTTTACCGCAGTTTGCATCTGTCTGATGTACCAGGTGAGGGGGGCGTTTATTTCTTCGGGGTATCCTGGTCTGGGGCTACTTTTCTTCATCTTACCCGGTATCGCTGCTGGCTTCTTCTCCCGTGGTGGAGAGGTAATCAGGCCGCTGATGGGGGCGATACTCGCCGCGCCGGTCTGTCTGGTGGTGATGCGGATGATCTTTATTTCGTCACGAAGCATCCTGCAGGAACTGGCCTGGCTGCTGAGCGGCGTTTTCTGGTGTGCGTTAGGGGCGTTGTTCTTTCTGTTTGTGCGCCGGGCGCTGAAGAACCGCCGCGTGAGAGTAAAAACGCCCTCAGAGTGAGGGCGTGAAAGGCTTACTGGGCAGCGAACAGGCCCAGGTGCTCTTTGGCATAGGCTTCAAAATCGGTAAAGCCGCCGATGTGAGTCTGGTCGAGGAAGATCTGCGGAACAGTTTCAACCGGCTTACCCACGGTCTGCTCCAGATCGGCTTTAGAGATACCTTCTGCGTGGATGTCCACGTAGCGGTAGTTAAAATCTTCACGCTCAGCGGTCAGTTTTTCTGCCAGATCTTTTGCGCGCACACAGTAAGGGCAACCCGGACGTCCAAAAATTACTGCAAACAT